TTTCCTACCCATAAAGCAAACTCAAGAGACTAGGCACGAACTGAATGTATTGGGGTCTTACTCTATTCACTAACCTTATTAAAATTATTTATGTTATGAATGCAACTTACAAATCCAGGCAGGAACTACGACAAGTTAACTGCTCATCTTGCTATAGTATAAACTATGGTAAATTAACTTATTCAAGTCACGACTATGATTTAATTATATGTTCTGATTGTGGATATCAAAATGAAGTAAGATAATGAAGTCTGTTAAAAATTTAATACAAGGTATAGTTTACTTTGTATTAGTTAGTTTGTTATGTGTTGTTAAATTATACCTATTATACATTTTAATATGGGTTATATGGGCAATATTAAGTTAAACCTTTTAAAATTTAAATTATGATAAAAGCATTTAAAGATACTTGGGTGTTAATATTATTATTAATGTTCATTATATATTTCTGTGTTAAATCACAGACTAAATTAGAAGACAAATTAGATGTCTTAATAGAAAATACTAACGACGAAAGAGTTGCTTTATTGCAAGATGAAGTTATGGACTTAGGTTCTAAACTTGACTCAATGCATTTGAAGTATGATTAAGGTTGATATAGCATTTATTGTAATAATTATTATAATGATATTAGTAGTACTTTCTTAAACTATTAGCGTATGTATTTATTTATGTACGCTTTTAGTTTTTTTTTAAGAACTAATTACGGTTTTGCCGTAGTTTTTGTTCTTTCTTTTACTGACAATTCGATTTATTAATAACTTTTTAAAATATAAATTATGCCAAAACATCAAATCAAATACAATATTGTTAAAGAAGCTTTAGCTGAGTATATAAAAAACAAACAAGTTATACCTATGTATAACAAAAAACAAATTAAAGAAGAGTTTTATAAACTTGAGGACCTTGAAAATAGTAAGGCATTTTTAGTTGACTATAATGCAAGAAAAAAAGTAAGGGTTGATATACAAATTACAAAACATATTATAATTGATATGTTATGTGGTTTTATAAAAAGAGACCAAGGATTTAATTATATAGGTAGTAATACTATGTATTCAAAAGATACTAAACAAAAGTATGAAAATGTAGATACCTATATTAAACTAGGAGATAAAGAAACCAGAGAAACAAGAATGGAAAATTTGGTTTGGGTTATAGAAGAACTTTTATGTTCTGGTAATTTTAGAAACTATATAACAAAAGACCAAGTAAAAAGACTTGTAATATCAACCGAAAACCTACCAAGCAATGAGTAGGGTTTGGGATGAAGGGGTAAATGGTATACCCTTCGACGCAATAGATGAATACCATGAAATTATTAACACTGAAAAAAATAAAAATATGTGTGGATTAGTAGGCTTTTCAGGTAAAGCAGACACAAGTGTGTTGAAAGCTTTACATTTATTAGCGGACAATGATTCCAGAGGTGGCC